CAAAACGTATTTTTAGAAAACTTAATGAGTCTATCATTTGATTGCAGACGTAATGAAGCAAAAGTTAAATGGTTAGAAAAAAAAGTAGAATCTGAAACTGATGAATACAAATTAGAAAAATATCAAATAGATCTTGATGAAGCTAGATACGGTTTAGCTAACATGCAATTGGTTGCAAGAGATAGAATGAGAGAAATTAAACTTTGGTCTACTCTTAAAAAAGAATTTGATGATGGGTCTTTTGATACAAAAGACGTTAACAGACACCAGTTAGATTCATATCATTTAATTATGAAAAACAAAGCAGAGACATTAACATCAGGTTCATCACAACCTGAAGTGTTTAATGTACTAGGACAATTACAAACAATAGAAAGAGTTAAAAAATCAGGAGAGATGATTTACAACAAGAAAGAACAATTGACCAGTGACCTTGGAGCAAAAGACAAATAAAAAACTTTTCTTTTTAGTTGCAATGCCAAGATCAGGTAATACTTTATTTGCATCTATTATGAATCAGAATCCAGCTATTGCTGCAACAGCTAATTCTATCACATTAGAAATAATGAAAGATTTGTTTTTATTAAAACAAACTGATGTATTTTTAAATTATCCAGATCATAAGTCTTTAGATAATGTATCAGATGTTGTGTTTGACACTTATTATAAAGATTGGCCACAAAGAATAATAATAGATAGAGGTCCTGTTATGACATCAGGTAATTTTGCATTAATGCAAAAGCATTATAAACGACCTTTTAAATGTATAGTATTACTTAGAAACTTAATAGATGTACTAGCTAGTTATATGCAGTGGTACACAGAAAATCCTGATGCATTTCCTAACAGATATAATTTAAATACGGATGATGAAAAATTATCTATGATAATGAATAAAGATGGTGCTGTTGCAAAAGATTTGGAGGCTATAAAAAATGCAAGTAATTATCCCGACATTTGTCATTTTGTAAAGTATGATGACATAGTCGTAAATCCAGAAAAAGAATTTAAAAAGATATATAAATTTATAGAAGAGCCTTATTTTTATCACAGATTTAATAATGTAGATCAAGTCAATGTAAATGGTTTATCTTACGATGATAAAATAGTTGGTAGTAATATGCACAAACTATTTGATGGTCCTGTTAGAAAAGTATATAATCCTTATATAGAAAAAATTCCAGAAAGGATAAAAAGTAAATATGAACACATTAAATTTTAATTATGTATTTTTAGGTCAGTCGGTATTAAAATACCAAGTGCCTTTTAATGTATATGAAATTATTAACCATATTTATGAAACAAAATATCCTGAATTAAAACCAGCTAATAAACAACTTGTTGGTAAAATTGAAAAAGAACATAGTTTATTTTATGATGGCGAGAATAGTGAAAAAATGATTAAACATAGTCATTTACCACAAGAAATATTAAAATGGTTTAATGATATGTTTCAACATTATTTAGAGTGGAATAAAGTAAAACAATATAAAATGCATTTTAATTCTGTTTGGGTAAATCAAATGTTTGAACATGAATACAATCCAGTACACGTACATCAAGGATCTTTATACACAGGCTTATCTAGTGTAATGATTTTAAAACTACCTGAAAGTTTTGGTGTAGAATATTCTGCATCGGATGCACCACAAAACGGTAAACTACAAATACTAGGATCAGTCGGTGGTCAATTTACAAATGTAGATTATCAACCTAATATTAAAGAACGAGACTTTTATATATTTCCATATGACATGAGACATTGTGTTTATCCATTTAATGGACCAGGGTATAGAAGAACTCTAGCTGCAAATATGGATGTAGATTATAATCCAATATTAAATAGAGGAGCACATTAATGTACGAAAATCAAATTATAAAAGAACCTAAATGGAAAAGTTGGATTATACAAACAACAACACCTTTATTCACACCAGATCAATGTAGACAAATTATAGAATGTGGTAGACGTCAACCACCACAACAAGCACAAGTTGGTATGGGTAAACCTGGTGGTGGAACTGATACCAAGAAAAGAGTAACAACAATTTCTTGGATACCGTTTAAAGAAATGGAACATATGTACAGAGACTTAAATAATTTTATACAAACAGCTAATGGAAATCATTTTGGCTTTGATGATATAAGAGTTACAGAAAACGCACAGTTTACAGAATATCCTGAAGGAGGTTTTTATGATTGGCATATGGATTGTGATATAAGCATGCAGAATGAGCCGCCTGTTAGAAAAATATCAATGACCCTTTTGTTAAACGATCCATCAGAGTTTGAAGGTGGGCACTTAGAATTAGGTGGACCAAATAAATATGCAGAACTTAAACAAGGACATGCAATTTGTTTTGCATCTTTTTTAAATCACAGAGTACAACCAGTAACAAAAGGCGTCAGACAATCTTTAGTTGTTTGGTTTGGAGGTAAACCTTTTAGATGATTAAAGAAGCTTTTTTTCCAACATTTATTTATGGTAAGGATGTTAATTTAGATAATAGATTATTTGAAAAAGAAATAATTGAATGGTCTAAAAAAGATCCTGGTATTAAAAAAACAAACAGAAAAGGTTGGCATTCTCCAACTACCATGCATCAAATGCCAGTGTTTAAACCATTGATAGATGAATTATTTAAAATGCAGTTTGAAGTATACAAAGAGGAATGGTTAGATAGACAACCTATATTAGGTAATGTGTGGGCTAATATAAATCCTCCAGGTGCATACAATGCTCCACATATACATCCAAACGCTTTATTCAGTGGGGTATATTATATAAAAGCCTTAAAAAATTCTGGTGATTTAGTTTGCAACGATCCTAGACCAGGAGTGCAATTAAATATGCCGGCAAGAAAAAAAGGACAACCTTCAAGAGATTTATGGAGGGAAGTACATTTTCAACCAAGAGAAGGTAGAATTATTATGTTTCCTTTTTATCTTTGGCATTGTGTTGAACCTAATTTATCTGATGATATAAGGATATCAGTAAGTTTTAATTTTATACAAAATGGCTTTCAATAAATATCAAACAATAAAAAATGCTGTTAGCTATGAATTAGCTAATTTTATATTTAATTACTTTCTTCTTAAAAGAGAGGCCGTAGGTTTCATGTATCAAAACAATATAATTTATGATAATAACATGTTGGGTACATGGACTGACCAACAAATACCTAATACATACTCTCATTATGCAGATCCTGTAATGGAAACTTTATTAGTTAAAGTGTTACCTAAAATGCAAGAGGAAACGGGCTTAGATTTAATTCCAACCTATTCATACGCTAGATTATATAAACATGGAGATATTTTACATAGACACAAAGATAGACCATCTTGTGAGATATCCACTACTATTAATTTAGGTGGCGATCCATGGCCTATATTTATTAATCCTGACCCAAACGCTGGACATACTTATGGTCCAGAGGTAGGTCAACATAAGGTACAAAAATACGAACCTACTCAAGATAAAGGTAATAAAGTCTTGCTTGAAGTGGGCGACATGCTAGTATATAGTGGCTGTGAACTTGAGCATTGGCGAGAGCCTTTTGAGGGCCAGGTATGTGGACAGGTGTTTCTACACTATAACCACAAGAATGGACCTTTTGCTGAAAAAAACAAGTTTGATAAACGGCCAATGTTAGGTCTTCCAGCATTTGCGAAGATGTAATACAATGAGGTTATATGCTACAAAAGATAGGTTTTCAGCCAGGGATAAACAAACAAATAACAGAAACTCAAGCAGAGGGTCAATGGACAGACTGCGATAATGTTAGATTTCGTTATGGTATTCCAGAAAAAATAGGTGGTTGGAAACAACTAGGAGATAGTAATCTTACAGGTGCAGGTAGAGGATTACATCATTTCGTAAATAGTTTAGCTAGAAAATATTCTATCATAGGCACAAACAGAATTTTATATGCTTTCTCTGGAGGTGTGTATTATGACATACATCCTATTAAATCTACAACAACGCTTACAAGTGCATTCAGCACGACCAACGGATCACCAACAGTTACAATAACTTTTTCATCACCACATAATATTTCTGCAAGTGATATAGTATTACTAGACAATTTTTCTGCAATAACTAATTCAAACTTTGCAGAGGCAGATTTTAAAGATAAAAAATTTATGGTTACGACTGTGCCTACCAGTACAACGATAACTGTTACTATGCCATCTAACGAGTCAGGATCTGGTGCAACAACATCAGGTGGTATTAGAGTACAACATTATTATCATGTAGGACCAGCAGTACAAGCAAAAGGTTTTGGTTGGTCACTAGGATCTTGGGGTGGACAAATTGCAGGTAATCCAACAACCACTTTACAAAATGGTATTACAAGTTCTGCAACGTCAGGTATTATATTAGTTGACTCATCACAGTTTCCAACAGCAGGAACAAACTTTTTACAAATAGATAGTGAAGAAATATCTTATACAGGTATTGCAACCACGGGTGAACTTACCGGTGTAACTAGAGGTGTAGGAGGCACAACTGCTGCATCACATAGTGGAGGCGCAACCATTACTAGCACAACAACATTTATTGGTTGGGGTGAGGCTGCATCTGGTGACTTAGTATTAGAACCAGGTATGTGGTCATTAGATAATTTTGGTGATAAAGCAATTTGTTTAATACATGACAGTGCTGTTTTTGAATGGAACTCTGCAGCAACAGACGCAACAAATAACAGAGCAACAATTATAAGTGGTGCACCAACTGCATCAAGACATATGTTGGTATCCACACCGGATAGACACTTAGTATTCTTTGGAACAGAAACAACTATAGGTGACACTGGTACACAAGATGATATGTTTATTAGATTCTCAGACCAAGAAGATATAAATACTTACACACCAACAGCAACCAATACAGCTGGTACACAAAGACTGGCTGATGGATCACAGATCAGAGGAGCAATCAGAGGTCGTGATGCAATTTATGTTTGGACAGATACAGCTTTATTTACACAACGTTTTGTTGGTCAACCATTTACATTTGCCTTCTCACAAGTTGGAACTAACTGTGGACTTGTTGGACAGAACGCATGTGTTGAAGTTGATGGTTCTGCATATTGGATGTCAGAGAATGGTTTCTTTAGATACGCTGGTAAACTAGAATCACTTCCTTGTTTAGTAGAGGATCATGTATACAACGATGTAAATTTAGATTCTGGTAACCAAATGGTATCTGCTGGACTAAATAATTTATTTGGTGAGGTTATGTGGTTTTATCCAAGTTCTTCATCATCGGTTGTAAATAAAATGGTTGCATATAATTATTTTGATTCTTCACCACAAAGACCAGTATGGACTGTAGGAACTTTAGCTAGAACAATGTGG